GCGCACTAACGGTAACTCCAGATGCCGATGTAAAACTTTATTACGATGCCAGTACATATCCAAGCCCTAAACTCGCCACCACCAGCACTGGCGTAGACATCACGGGGACAGCAGTCACGGACGGTGTTACAGTCGCTGGCAACCTGTCAGTCGATGGCGGCACGATTAAGCTGGACGGCAATTATCCTGTTGGTACAGGCAACGTGGCGTTGGGTGACACTGCGCTGGATGATGGCAGCTTGAGTGGTGCGAACAACACAGCAATCGGCTCTGCCGCAATGACCGCCCACACGAGTGGCAATAATAACACTGCCGTAGGTCACGAAGCCCTGACTGCAAACCTTACAGGCTTTAGCAATGTCACTGTTGGTGGTCGTTCACTTGATGCTAATACATCTGGCGCACAGAATACTGCGTTGGGCTATCAGGCATTGTCGGAGAATACCAGCGCAAATAATAACACGGCTGTTGGCTTTCAGTCGCTGTTAAATAATAACACAGGCACGCAGAACACTGCCGTAGGAACTAACGCCCTTGATGCTAATACTACGGGCAATTACAACAGCGTGTTGGGCTATGGCGCTGGCGGCGAAATTACTTCAGCCAATGGCAATACTGCGATGGGGTATACTTGCCTTGCAAACACTACTACAGGCATAAATACAGGCTTTGGTTTTGAGGCTGGTTATTATCTTGATACTGGCTCATTCAATACGGCTTTAGGTTATCAGGCTATTAAAAACACTACCAGCAGTTACAACACAGCCGTAGGTCATACGGCATTTTTTTCAAACACATCCAGCGGACAGAATACAGGTTTAGGTGCGCTTGCTGGTTATTCAACTACTGGCGCACAAAATACCTTTATTGGTCAGCAAGCGGGTTATTATGTAACCACAGGGGCAAATAACACCATCATCGGTCGCTACAACGGCAACCAAAGCGGCCTAGACATCCGCACATCCAACAACAACATCGTGCTGTCGGATGGCGATGGTACTCCTAGAATGTATTATAATGGAAGTAGTTCATATTGGTACGCACAAGCCATTTACGACAGAACATCTGCGGGGTCTGCCAATGTTCTTGTTGGTGCTGATGGAGGTTTGCAAAGAGCAACGTCTTCATTGCGTTATAAAAACACTATTGCTGACGCTACACACGGCCTGACAGAACTACTTGCACTGCGTCCTGTTACCTACAAGGGCAATAACGATGGAGACAAAATTTTTGGTGGTCTTATTGCTGAAGAGGTGCATGATGCTGGCCTTACAGAGTTTGTAACGTACAATGAGGATGGCGAACCAGACGCACTAGCTTATGGTAATATGGTGTCGCTGTGCATCAAAGCCATTCAAGAACAGCAAGCAACAATCACAGCACTTGAGGATCGTATAGCCGCACTTGAGTCCAACTAAATTATAGGAGATTACAATGGACGAACTAACAGCAGAAGAAATCGCACAGCACTACACAGCGATGGGTCACAGCGTTGACCTCATCAATGCTATTATTGCTGGCGACCACGATGAAACTATGGATGCGGATGAACGTGCAGATTGCGTTAGCCGTAACGTAGAGCATCTGGAAATTATGGTGGCAAAAGACTTCTGGACATCAGAAGATATGACAGATGTTAATGCCGCTATTGCCGCAGGGAAGGCTTACTAATGGCTGATAATGTAATCACGATTAACGGCAAGGAATACGAGGCTGAAAGTCTTGATGACCAGCAAAAGTATTTCATTCGGCAAATCCAATCCTGTCAGGCTAAAGCAGAACATCTTGCATTTGAGCATAGCCAAGTAACAACAGCGCAGAACGCTTACACCAAAGCGTTGATTGAGTTGCTTGAAACTGAAGCGGAAGAAGAAGCAGAGGCAGTATAATGGAAATGAGCAATCTTCTTGACGTTCTAATATTTGTTATAATTGGTGGTGGTGCTTGGTACATTAACCAACTCACCGCTAGGATTAACCGTCTGGAAGAACGCATCAATTCCACCAGAGAAACTTTTATCCACAAGGATGAGATGTCAACTATGATGGGTCGTATCGAGGATAGGTTTGCTAGGCTAGAAGACTTGCTTCATAGGCTGATGGAAAAGTAATGGAACACCTATTCCTGTTGCTAGTCTGGCTAGGGACAGGAGATGGTCGCTACCTCTCAAGCAATGATATGTACTTTCGGTCAATAGACCATTGCAATTATTTTGCCGCCGAAGTCTCACGCCGATTTGGTTCAGCCCCAGACATAAGGTATAATCATCCTGACGATCAGGTTACAGCGTATTGCGTTCCTAAGTATGTGGATACCAGCAAGGTCAGGGTGTACTAATGTTAGCAGAATTAGCGGCGGCTAATGCCGCCTTCAAAATTATCAAGGAAGCTGTCGGTAACGGCAGGGACTTGGCTTCTGCCGCCAACGCCTTTGGTGTCTTCACAACTGCGAAAGAAGACTTGGAGCGCAAGGTCAACAAAAAGGGTGGCGGTGGCAAAAATAACGATCTCGCTGAGTTTATGGCCTTGGAGCGCATTAAGGAACAGGAAGCCCTGTTACGAGAGCAGATGATTTGGGCTGGACGGCCTAATATGTGGTCGGATTACCAGAAATTCTGTGCTGAAGCGAGGCGCAAGCGTAGGGAAGCAGAAGAAAACCGCATTAAACGCCGTCAGAGGCTCGTACACGCCGTTATAGCTGGTTTGGCTATTGCCATAGTCGGAATAGGCGTAATCGCCGTCCTGATCGCTCTGAAGGCGACAGTCAGGTGAAGATTATCGTATTCATAATGGTATTCATCTATCCAGACCGTCCATTAGAGATGGAATATGCTTTTGTGAAGGAATGTCCCAGTGCTGAGAAAGTCGAGCAGTACCTGTCTCAGCACCCTGCCAGAAACGAGGCTATGGCTATCCAGCCAGCCTGTCAGATGATTGACCTCGGAAACGCCCTCTAAAAAAACTTAAAATTAATTTACTTTTCCCCTTGACGGCTGTTAATAGTTAAACTAGATTTAACTTATCGGAGAGAAAAAGGAGATTATCTGATGGATCAATTAAAATATTCTAAGTTTGTTGACGCTTATTGGGACAAGTACACCAAGTTGGGCTATGACCTTTTTGATGTAAATGCTGAGGAAGGAATGATTGACAGCACACCTGTTGATCTTTTTGAAGGTGGTGAGGAAGAAAAGGAAGCGGCGTTGTGTGCGCTTCATTATTTATGGTGCAAATTGATGGATGAAAAGGAGTCTGTCCAATGATCACAAAAGACAAGATCAAATCTAAGTATCGCTGGCTCGACTTGGACGAGCTTGATTACAAGTATATCCAGTGGCACACACATTTTTCTCGTGGCACGATATCTGCTGGTGACTTCAGCCAGTTTGAACAGGCGTGGGTTGAACTGATGAATGAAAACATGACCGCCATTGATAGCGGCGTTGAACCAATCACAGGAGCGAATTATGAGTAAGTGTGCAGGTTGTGATCAGCACAACGCAGTGATTTATGATGACGAGGATATGTATTGTCACGATTGTTATAATGAAAAGAAAGAAATTGAGGAGACTGAAGATGAGTAAGCAAATTATTTTTATCAGCAAAGATTACCAGATCGAGGCTGACCATCCGAACTACACCTTGCAGTCGTTTGTCGGCGGCAAGAAAGAGTGGCGCAATATAGGCTTCTATTCGTCTGTTAAAAGCGCAGTCAAAAAGTTTATCGAGTTAAACCCACTGGATGAGAAAGAAATGACGCTGGTTGAGTATGCTGACCGTGTTATGGCATCCGCAGAGGGAATAGTTGAGAGGGGGATCAAGTAATGGCTAGAGTAATTATGAATGTAATACTAAGTGGCTTTGCGGTACTTTACTGTCTTAGCTGGACTAATATTCTTCACGATCAATACAATTTTTGGGGCTTGCTTTATTATTTCGGCAACCTATAATAGTGCCATGCTTATGGCATGGATTTTCCTCCCCGACTGACCCAGTGGTTCTCTCCTTTCGCCACTGGGTTTTTTTTGCCTAGATATTTAGTGTGAAAAATAGGTGGGTATTATTCCCATTACTTTTTGCCGTAATATTTGCTAACGGCGCGATTGCCGAACCAGAACGACATAATGGCGGCAAACAGCCCCTGTGTCTCAGGTGACCACATAAGCTCGACTGCATCCTTCCAGTCGCCGCCTGATTCCATCACCTTCAGCATGATGACCACCTCAACGCAGACAAACATTATGAAGAAGGCATAAGTAATAACAGGGCGCACACTGCCGCGCAGAGCGTTGACAAATCCCCCAGCGTCAATAGATCGGTCATGTTGATAGATACCCTTTGTCTCAGCGATGTCAGCCTCAGCGTCAAGCTCTTTCAGCTTGAGCTTAGACCGTGTTTCCATCAACTCAGCCTCTAGCCGCATCTCATCCAGCTTTTGCTTGTGTTCCTGACCAGCCCGAAAGTAAGCCAGAACCTCTGGCAAGAACGATGTCCCGAACCCTAACAGGCTACCTAGTAGCGTCATCATGTGAAATATCTCCTGATGGTTTGCTGTTGACATACAGGCCGAACCAAGCCGCCCCTGCTCCGACTATGACGGAAAACCCACCAGCTTGGGCGTTATTCGGCTCTGGCAAAGACATGAACCACTGGCAGAATTGATAGAAGACTATCATGTAAGTAAATATCAATGCCCTTGGAACGATACGCCAAGCGTCTAGTTTTTTCGGGGTCATTGCCATTCACCTGTTCTCATCATCTCAGCCAAGTGTTCAGCCCTGTGACCGACTTGTTTTCGCCACATACTGTCAAGCATTTCATCTGCCGCCTTGCCATAGTCACCAGCGTGGATGGCGTCCTTAGTATTGCGGAACTTGTCGAAGCGTGGCTGGCCTAGATTGAACATCATGCTGATGATGACGGCCTTGCGTGGTTCGTTCAGGTTGTCCCAGAAGGTGTATTTCTTGGCGGCCTCAATCACCTGATTGATATCGTTCATCAGCAGAAACTCTGCTTCCTTTGCAGAGATACCGCCGCCCAGACGCTCGTCTATCAAGCGTCCATAACCAATAGTCAAATAACCCTCAGAGTCTTTATAGGCGTGTTCTACAAAGCCCTCATGCTGTTTGATCAAGTCGATCAGTTGTTGTGTATGATCCAAGGTCAACCTCTTTCTGCATCAGCTTACTTACCTCAACACCCATGTTATATAACACATTTTGCATTTCATTGTCAGACGCCTTGCCACGTCCTGTCATAAACACCTCGACAGCCTCACCTGTATTGGGGTGAAAGCTGACAGTCACTGCCAGACCCATTCCTAGCTCTGTTGTTACGCATGGTCGTCTGTTGGGTAAGCTCATCTCTCAGTATCCTTATGGTTTGATCCCAGCTATCTATCTCACGCTCTGCGCTGTTGAAATAGCTCACTGGCATTGTTAGTTTGATTTTGTCCACTGAGGATACAGGCATAAAAAAACACCCTCGCTGTTCAGAAGACACGAGGGCTAGGATATCATAATCCTCGCCAGTCGGAAATCGTTTATTGCCGCCTTTGCCAACTGGAAACTGCAAACTTTTTGTGCTTTGTTTCTGTGTGCCTAATCGCTTTGACCAGCAACACGATCTGACCTGTACCCTATAACATTCTCTGCCCTTATTGGCTATGAGGTCGAAGGCATCCTGTTGTGCCATCGAGCAAGCCCAGCCGCGCTGTAATATGGCGGCTGATGCCAAGTGTTCGCCAACCAGACCAGCAGTCGTGTTACTGAGGTCTGGGTCGGCTATGTAAAGTTCAAGCGGCAATTTCGTCAAGTCGTTTTTTCACTGTGTTTAGGTCTGACAACATATACATATCAGCACGTTTATATTTCTTCTCCGCATAATACACAGTTGTGTGGTCTGTGCCAAACACTCTGCCGATATCTGAATAATTTGCCCTTGTGTAGCGCAGTGCCGCCACCATTGCCAGATGCCTAGCGGTGACAACGCTTTTCTGTCTCCGGCGGCTAACAATGTCGATCACAGGCACACGCTTTATCTCACTCACGATGTTAACGATGTCCTT